TTGGTGTACCACCTCTTGAGTTCATAGCAAGTGCATCTTTTTGTTCATTTACAAACCTATTAGCAACACTCTCTTGAACATCCTTACTGTTCTTACTAAAGTATGCTAAATCACCTGATTCTGTACGTCTACCTCTTTCAGTATATACAGCTTTGATTATTTCCTCATCTGACATTTTTGATGGGTCTTTACCTTTTAATGCTCTCTCTACTATAGCAGAATCACCACCAAGTTGAACAGATGTGCTCCATATAACATCTTGTAATGCTTTACCTCTACTGCTTAAATCTAATCCAGACTTACCCAGTTTATTGGCCATGGGATCAAAGTGTGTTTTTTTGATATACTCATGTTGGCTCCTACCAAATTTATCACCATCTCTCTTTGCTACTTCTTCCCATTTATCTGAGAACCCCTTAGTACCAGGTAATAAACCAGCAAAGTCTTGTGCATATTCAGAGTTCTTTACATACTTACCAGCTGTTGAATTGTCACCACCTCTTGATGCCATCTGGTATGTACCATAGCTAACTCCACCATAATCACCTTTTCCAGATGATACTGTTCCTGCTTTACCTTTGGATTCATATTTGGCTGATAAGGCACCCAGTTCATCACTACTAGGAACTGTTCCATAGTATTCAGGTACACTTCTATTAAGTACCTCTTTAGTGGTCTTTTTATGTGATGTTCCCAACATCTCACCAGCTGTAGCTTTTGTTTCAGAGGCTTTGGGCTTATCACTAATGGCTGTATCAATAGCTGGCTTATGTGCTGACTTCATATCACCAGGTGCTTTATTCTCCACCAGCTTTTTAAGTCTTTCGGATGTTGGTTTGTCCCAGTCATTGTAGTCAATAAGCGTTTGCACTTCACCATGTGACATTTTTTCAACAACTGTCCAGTCTTTAATTTCTGACTTACCAAATATATTTTTATCAATAACATTATCTTTTTCAAGTGTTGATGTAAGGGATTCTATTCTTGCTTTCTTGTCTGCTTTCTTCTCTACTTTTTCAGGATCACCTTTTAAGAAGTCTGGTATTATTGCATCAATAAGTGATTTTGTTTTATCCCATATACCAGTAAGTATATCACAAACACTTTGTATTGTACTGGTGAAAAAACCAAAGGTTTTATCTAACATCATTCTAGCATTATCTATGAACTTAGCACCTAAGCCACCTTCAATCTCTACTCCAAATATACCAAGTATCTTATCTCCTATCCAACCAAGTATCTGTAATGGTAGGCCTATGAGGCCCATAACCATTTCAACAAGTCCACTTTTTAGCTTTTCAAGTATTGTACCCTCTGTGCCCATAAAGCCTTTTATAAAGTCTATAGCTGAGAGTATTATGGTCAATGGCCATGCTAGTGTTGTGAACAATTTGGGTATGAACTTAAAGAAGTTAACAGCTCCAGAGAATGCTTTCATTATGGTACCAGGTGCTTTTAAAAGCATAGAGAACATGTTACCTACAAGTTTGAACACGTTACCTATAATGGGTATTTTCCCTAGTATGTTCCACACGAATTTTACTACTTTTGATAGTGTGGATAGTATCTCCTTATTAGCTGTTTTAAATGAAGAGAGGGACTTTTTCATGTTACTAAAAAACTCTCCAATGCTGGAAAACATCTTGGGTATCCACTCTAACTTTTTAAGTATGTTATTGAATTTAAACCTTTTTATCATACCTCTCATAGCAAATTGTAAGTCAAATAATGTGTTTCTTATTGCATCAAAACTTAATAGGAAGCTCTTCATGAGCTTTGGTATAGCAAATATTGTGCTGTTATAATCTAGGCTAAACACACTATCAAACATTTTTACTGTTTTGATACCAACCCATACTACAAACTTAAGAAGTTTCCATAGTGCGTATATGCTAACCAGTATACCACTACCACTGATATTTCCTGTACTAAGCTTGCTGATACCATCACTAATGTATTTAAACATATCAACTATATATGGTATTGAGTCCTTTACCACTGATATGACCCAGGGTGTTGCCTTAATAATGGCACTACCAATGTATTTAATTGCTTCAATTATGTATGGTATTGACGTTTTAACCAGACCTAGAACAACAGGTATCAGTGAATTAAATACTTCTCCAAAGCTTTTAAACATCTCTTTGAGCTGTGGCATTACTGCATCTCTGAGTTCACCAAGCTGTTTTAATATACCATCAATGTCAATGGCTCCTGTACCGACTAGTATGGCACCAAGACCAAATATCAATGTACCTATTCCACCTATTATCATTGGAAGGAATTTTGTAACACCACTAAACAGCATTAGGTCACCAAAGATACCATCAAATATACCTTTGCTTTTTTTAGGCTTCTTTGTTCTATCTTGTTCTTTTTCGTTGGACTTATTAATGGACAGTTGTTCACCAAGCAACTTATTTGTATCTATCATACCATCTCTAACAGCTTTTGTTAATATATCAGGTGATAGGTTTATGTTACTGGTATCTTCACTAATATTTTTGGATGTGGGTGCATTAAAGCCAACTGATGTTTTTTCATTAGGTGGACTAATAGGGGGTTTTGACTTTTTGGCTTTTATAGGTTTAGTGGCTTCTACTGGTGATGTTGTTTTTGGTATAGCTTGTGATAGGAGCTTTTTATACATACCAAACAGTGATAGTATGTTGATGTTGCCAGTATCAATGTTTATGTTATCAATTTTGTTGGATATATCATTGGTATTGGCGTCTATTTTAATTAGCTTTTTAATCTCTTTTAGTTCTGTAAGGAATCTAATGAGTTCTGGTTCTTTGGAGAAGTCAGCTATGCCAAGGTTAACAACACTGCCTTTAAAGTCTTCAATTAACTTATCTATATTATCTCTAAGAAGTTTTGCTTCACTTTTATCCATCAACGTCTCCAAATAAAAAGGGTCTACAGGGTATCTATATTTAGACCCTTTAGACCCTTAGGAATGATCCATTAACACTTGTTAAGTGGGTTATTTCTTCAAACTTTTATTTTTATCATCTATTTCTTTTATATACAGTGATATCAGTATGTATCTTTCAAAATCTGCCATATTTTCTGATTCCATGTAACCTACACCACATTTTCTTGCTAGATAATATTGCTCTTTTATGATATTATGCAAGTTTATATCAGAGCAAAACAGATTAATTAGACGAAAAAATTACTCAATGGTATTGATAGTGTTTCTTTATTTCCACACTTTTCATTGTTACATTCAAATTTGAATGTAAAGTCTATACCAAACTCATTTACAGCAAACCATTTTACAAAGTCATCATATTGTTTTCCATTCATTACACCATCAAGTATATTGATCTTATCTTCAATGGGTACCTCTGTATCACCTTCAGGTGTTGTGAATGTTTTCATACACATGGCATATGATACAGTTGCTATTTCTGCCATGCGTAAGTTATCATTTTCTATTTTTCTTTTATTAATGATTTCATATGCTTGTATTTGTTCACCTCTTTTTAGGTGATCTATTTTGAAGCTAATTTTATCATTAAGTATAAATGGTTCTGTATTAGGGTTCCTTTTTTTACATTTGAGTTCATTTAGGTTGATTGTAACATGTGTTTGTGTATTACATGATGGGCAGGAGTATATAAAGGCATACTCTTCACCCTTTGATTTCTTTCTAATCTCAATGAGTAGAGCAAATCTATCTTCGAGATACAGGTTTCTGATATCAAATCCTTCTGATACAACACATTTTGATATAAGATCATCTAGTAGTAACTCTATAACACCAGGATTCTTCTCATTTTCATATGGTAGCAATTTTTTAAGTTGACCTGTTGTTATAGGTTTAAACCTTATAACTTCATTGTTACCAGGCAATGTAAAATCAAACTCATAACTATTAACATATTTACTAATGTCTATTGACATATTACTCTCCTTTACAGATTATTGTTTACTGCTTAATTAATACCGTCTATTGTATGGAACTGGTATGAGAAGGTCACATCAAATGATGCAGCTTCTTTGCTTGTATAATCGAGTGTTACTTCACCAACTGTTTTTGGCCAGGCGTCTATAAGTCTAAAAGTTTGTATTGTTGTGTTATCAGCATTAACTTGTCTGAGTGTTATATCAGAGAAGTAACTGGTCATGCTTGGGTCACCATGTTTATTATCGACTGGATTATTGATATATACAGACCATTTTAGCATCTTATTTCTTATTTCAGCAAATTTATCAATATTGAATGTAAGTGTAAAGTCATCATATGTTGGTGTTGAACCAAGTTTATACTTATGACCTTGCCAGTTGGCTTCAATTTCATCAATAGTTGTTGCTGGCAATGTTGTTGATTTCACAAGATAGCTGTTAATATCTTGGAAATACTCATTATTATCTATCTTGGCATAGAAGAGGTATGATCTGGCGTAGTCCCTGTATGCACTCTTAAATGCTGTTAAATTAAATTCTACCATTATTTGCTCTCCTCATTCTTAAATATACACATCTAAAAACTGATATTAATATCAATAGTTATGAAGCGTAATGATACTGATATGTAAATGTCACATCAAAAGAAGCTATTTCTTTTGATGAATAGTCAAGGCTTACCTCTCCAATGGACTTAGGCCAGGCACCAACAAGGGTATATATCATAATTGGGGAGCCATTACCACTGAGGTGTTTAAGTGTTATATCGGACATATAATCCATTGGGTTACCATGTGTACCTGATTCTGTATCATGTATATCTCTTGCCCAATCAGTGAATCTATATCTTATATCATCATACTTATCCATCTTAAATGATACTGTAAAGTCAGCATACTCTTCTGTTGATGCTATCTTATACTTATTACCTTGCCAGTCTGTTTCTAACTCACCAATGGTGGTTTCAGGCAACTTGGTGGATTTAACAAGGTACTCATGGTCCTGTATAAAGTATTTACCTCCAAGATGATGTATTTTACACTGAAAAAGGTATGCTCTTGAGTAGTCATCATACATACTCATGAATCCGTTTAAACCAAAATCAACCATTTATATACCTTCCTTATAGTTTTGCTATTATTTATAACCAAGTGGTTAAACACTTTTTACCCTTGAATATATCATAACAAGTTTTCATACAATATACTATAAAGAGGACCCTGTATATAAGACACAAGGTCCTCTTTGTTTAATTAAACTTCACCAATAATTGCGGCAGCTTCTGTAAAAGATGCTCCTGTTTTCATTGCGATAAAATTGAGTACAATGAATTCAGCTGTTCTTGTTGGTTTGATATAAAGTGATACCCACATTTCATTACGATCTATCCGCTCAGCAGAGTTATTGGTTTCATCACATACAACCTTATAATCATAGATACCACGTCTACCTTTAACATCTCTAAGGAATGGATTTATCATTGCTATCATTGATTCTCTTGTAGCTGTATCATTGGGTTCAAACAAGAAATATTTACTTGCTGTTGATATTGCTTTTTCAAGAACTATAAACAATCTTCTAACGTTTACTCTATTAAATGCAGATGATTTA